CTAAGGATCTGAGCAGCAATAGATCTAGTGGTGTTGATCTCTAGGACCATATGACACATCTCAAAGGGAGACCAGTGTTTATGGTTGATGAGATAAGACAGTAATCGTTGATTGTTGTTATTACTTTCTTGATTACTAGGATTGCTAACCCTAGCCATATAGACAATGAGTTCTTCTGCTTTGGGAGTAACCGTAACTAGTTCAACAGTACTCATGGGTACTTAAGGGTCCTTAAGGGCACTTAAGGATAACAACAAAAGAAACCCCTTTAAACCCTTTAGTCCCTTTAAACCCTTAAATCCCTTTAAACCTTTAAGAAGATTCTAAGCACGGCTGTCAATAGCGTATGCCACTTAAGGGGGTGGCTGTTTTTGTCGTATGCCTTTAAAGGGGTGGTTAACCTCTGGCTGTCTTTGGCGTAAACCGTCATGTGGGTTGGACCAAACAAAGAAAAATTTCAGATCCACTTAGAGCTTGACCGCAAGGTGTACTGGAACTTGGTACAAGAAGCAGCAACCAACGAACAACACCCCGAGGAGTACCTAGAAGCGTATCTTGAAACAATGTGGAACTCCGATGAGTCTTTAACGCTCTTTAAAGGCCCCCAGAAGCTTCAGGAAGGCCCCTCTAATCCCTTTTAGGTACTCTGACCCCTAAACAAGATTTTAGGGGCCTTCTAGGGCCTCCTAGAGGTCAAACCAACTAGCACCCCCTGAAGAGGCCATTGCGGCTTTTTGAAGGTCTTCGAGGGTTTTGGCGTATCCAAGGGCATCAACGGAGAGACCCCCTTCACCTTGGATGAACCGTCGTTCTAGCTCCCACTGTTCGGCTAACCGTCTATCCATGGCTTGCTTCTCTGTTTGGGCCATGGACTCCGTAAAGTACTGAACAGCCATCGCCAGAGCGTCAAGACGGTCATCATGTCGAATGCTGTTCTTCTCCTTAGTAATACGGGTGAGCTGGAAGAAGAGCTGGTATTGGGAACGAGTTTCGCTTGGATAGCACTCAGTGGAGGCGAGATCCTTTGTGATTACGTCAGTATCGACCATGAGCCTGTGTTGATTCATGACCGGCTCAAGGGTGTCGATGATCCTGACTTCCTTTTGTTTTGTGTGTCGGACCTCTTCAATAGAGCAGGGGTAAATCGTGCTCAAGTAACGTTTGAGAAGCTCCGAGAACATCCCGAGGCCGAGGTTACTTTCAACCAATATCTCCTTGACCTTGTACTCTTTAGCGATAACAGCGAGCTTTTTAAGATTCGACTCGCTGTAACCTCCCCGAAGGCCTCCGCTCGCCAAGAGGAAGAGGTTACCGTTCAAGTAGGCGACTACTGCGTAACCGAGCTCGTCAGAGCCGCGTCCAGAGGGGTCAACCGCAAGAACGACTCCGGTGTAATCCAGAAACTCGGAGCCAATCTGGGCAGGCTTATAAAACAGATCACCGTGAAGACCAACAGATGGAAGGTCTAGGGCTTTATCGCCGTTAGCCATCCACACGACCTTATCTGGGCCTTTCTCGCGGTTAAGGCGGAACACACAAAGGTCTTTGAGTTTGAGAGGGAACCGTTCCTCGTCACTCAGTGAGATGTCTAGAAGGAACTGAAGGTTGAACGTCGATTTACCAATGGAGATCTGACGGGCTTCTAGTTCCTCCCAATCAAAGCGACGGGGATCGACGGGGTGGCCTGCCAGGCTTTTGTCATCGTCGAGGTCCGCTTGGAGTTTGGGGGCCAGTCGATCTCCGTAGTAGTTCTGACGTTTCTTAGACGTGGGATACAAAGCAGGCCAGATCCGGCAGGAGTAACCAGCTAGCTCAAGCTTTGCGTAAATGCTGTCTTGGGTGTGAGGGGTTCCGAGAAACACGATCTCACCACCAGGCTTGATCACCGAGTCAAACTCTTTGATCGATTCCCGTAGCTTGTCTCGGATCAGCTGGGTTTCACAGGACTGGGGAGTCTCAACGTCATCAGCAACGATGAGATCAGCACGGCTTCCAGTGATTTGACCGAAGATACCGCTTGATCGGACGCTGGGGCTTTGGTCTGGTTTTGCTCCGTAGACATCAAACGCAACCTTGCTAAACCGTTGGGTGTCGCTTGGAAATAGATCTTTGACCATGAACCAGTTCCGAAGCAGGTCATGGCAAAACACACTGAACGCGTCTGCACGGTCTTGAGCTGCAGAGATCACCAGCACCTTAGTGTCTGGATCCCTACGAAGCCTCCACAGCACGTAACCAGCCGTCAGGAAGCTTTTACCGCAGCCCCTGTACGCCATGATGATTCGCCTGTCAGGACCGTTCTGCAGGTAATCCGCGAGCTGGTACTGAACTGGTGTAGGGCTAGGTAGGCGGAGGTAGTGCCAAAGGTGAGTAGCAAAAACAGGAAAACTTTCTACAGCTTCTTGGATCAGCTTCTCTGTTTGCTTACTAGTCCTTGGCATTGTCGTGAGCCCACTTAAATACTTGGCTCAAGTTATTCTGCAGGATCAAATTCATTCTTGTTAACTCAAGCGTCATTTTCTCCAGGTCATCCCTAGAGGCGTTTGGAAGCTCTCGCCGTATCCTCTCTACCCTTAGGGATTGCTCTATGGAGAGATTGAGATTGGGCATAGGAGGCAGTTCATCCATTGTTCGATGACAAACTCACGCTCCTCACAATAGTCAGGACGACTCTTAAACCACATTCTCCAGTTAGAACTGCCTTTTTCGTGGTTACAACGGCTGCAAGCTGGAACAATGTTGGTAGCTAGATCCTCACCACCTTTGGTTTTGGGGTGAATGTGATCAAGAGTCAACCTTTCGCTTTTAGTGCCGCAGTAGGCACACTTACAACCGAACGCTTCTTTAATCGATTGTCTCCACTGCTTGACCGCTTCTCGTCGCTGTAGCGCTTGGAGGTTAGCCATAGCTGCATCTGGCGTTAAATACACAAAGCCCCCAGATGGCGAGCGAATCACCATACTGGGGGCCTTGGTTGGTACATATAGGGTTTTGTGTCCCTATGCACCAATATAGCTTCTAACCTTCTTGATATCGACTTCTGGCAATGCAGAAATCATTTCAGAGATAGCGCTAACGTCACCACCGTTGAGGGCAGTAATACCTTGGTCCTTGAGGAACTTAATAGCGTTAGCAAGGTCAGAAGCCTTTACGTCGTCACGATTCAGTTGATCAATCAGTTTCGTAGCCACCAAACGGTGTAGCGAATACAGATCGTTTTCTGATGCGAGACCTTCAGTCTTATTTAGAGACTTTTTTGGAGAAGCTGCCATACAAAACACGGAACGTTTTCAACCCCAATTGTACGAGGCTGTTTTCTTTAAGTTTGGATGCACCAACCAGTTCAGACAGAACAAAAGCTAGTGACCACAGTGCTGCTTGCACAGCGGGATCAGTAAAGTCCATGGAAATTAGGACGGGTTCTCAATCAAAATAGCCCACCCAGAGCCTGGACCTTCTACTTCCCATCTTTTGTTCCAGTTCTTTTGGCTATAAACCACCTCTTTACACTTGCTGTGATTGGTATAGCCTCCACGGACCATATCGGCTTCACCATTAGGGTCGTGATGTATCCAAGCACCAGTTTGATACCCAATAACAACAGAGTAGTGTCCGCCCCCTCTAGGAGCCTCTACAGGGCCTTTGTGTAGCCAACCGACTACAACAGGCCTACCCGCGTCTAACTCGCGTCTGAGGAGCTCTGGGGAGCCGTTCTGAATGAATTTAGCGCGTAGTCCAAAGTAGTCAAGGGCATCGAGCTGCGCTTGGGCGTTGGTTGAGTCTCCGTAGCGCTTTCTGATGCGGTTGTATTCGTCGTCGTTCTTGACCTTTTTGTAATAACGAGCAACCATTGCACAGCTAGAGCTAAAACACTCTCGCCAGCCAGTGCCGCTTTCGTTATCTAATTGATACTCATATGGGACTTTAAGAAACACTCCGTGGTTGTTATTAGGCAGAGTGTTTTTAGGACCAGACCGCCAAAGATCAGAAAACTTTGCCAAGATCCCTTCAGGAACGTGATCCTGTAGGAAATCAAGAGCAAAATTTTGGTGATCTTGGTTGTTGTAGTACTTAGCTACATCACGAAGGGAAATTTCGTCCATTGAGCAGAACCCGATCAAGCTTTGCGTCAATATGCTGCATCTGTTGATCGAGCCTGTCAATCATCGGCATCAGATCGTCCTTCCGAACAAAGTCTCGATGCACAGTAATTTCAACAGTGTCGATACGATGGTCAAGATCTCCTAGTTTGCGAGTAGACCAAGCAAAGAGACCGCCTCCTACAGAAGCAGCACCAAGAACTAAGGAAAGAACGAAAGCTGGGTCCATTAGATTTTGTACTTCTGGCCTACTTTTTGAGCGCCCCTCTTCAAACGAGCACCTGCAGGGGTTTGGGTAAACCTTTCCCAAGCTCGTTTAGATACTGCGTCAGGTTCCTGAGGAGGATCTATTTCGATTGGACGGATTTCAAAGCTAGGACCACCAGCAACCTTGGTGCCTTTGTCCTTCTTCATCCCGTAGCCGCTTTTGCTCTTCATTTCTTAGGAACGCAATTGGGTACAGTTTTACCGCCTTTCTTCTTTTTGCCCACCATCTCGTAACCCTTCCAGCAGGGTCCTTTCTTCTTGTCAGCCATTACTCGCCCCTCATCTTGGTGTTGTAGGTACGACCACGCCAGTTAAAACTCTTCTCACCAGCGTTACGAGCTTTAGAAAACGCTTGGTCAAACGACTCAGCCCGCGTCATGCCCTCTTGAGGGTTTCTAGGGCCTTGCTGAGGCTTATAGTCTCCACGCTTCCGAGCGGCTTCAAGGGTGCCGTCACCAGTGTTGTTAGCAGACAACCCAGCAGCTGCCGCAGCAACGTGAGGAATGAACATAGCCAACCGGCTCAGCATGCCACCACCAGCAGCCCCTGCAGCGGTCCTAGCGGCCCCTGTAGCAGTCACAGTGCCTGGCATATTGGCCCGAGGAAGACGAGCCGTTTGAGTGGGACGAGAGCGGCCACTAGGAGTCCGAGTGCGACCACCTCGCTGAGTAGCACCTTGACCTTCAGGAGCGTAGCGACCCGCGTTACTACGGGTTTGTCCTCCGCGTTTGATTGGCATGGGATTACTTGGTTTTATAACCTTTCTTCATCTTGCCATCTTTTGAAGTGTTGTGCTTGGCAAGTTGCTGAGCCACTTCTGGTTTCTTAGCGTAAAGGTACTTACGCTGTTGTTCTGAGGCAAACGGCATGGAACCTTTAAAACTGTTCTTTACCCAGCTTATTGAATACTTTCTTAATTGGATTATTGATGAGTGGAGAACCGCAAAAACAACTGCAAATTTAAATGAAGAAATACGCAAATACAAAGAAACGACTGAAGAGTTATACCCTCAGCCGCAAATAGAAATTAAGGAAAATGGCGTTTTTGGAGAAAAGGGTTGGTTTATAGAAATCTCCAACCCAGCGTTCAGCGACCCTGACCCCGATAAGCCTTCTGACCCCGTTTAGGTTTGCTGTTTTTGCTAGACCCTTGAGTGGTCTGTTTGGGTTTAGGGGGAAGTTTGACTTTACCCCCACTGATGGTTTTACGCATCGCCTGCAAATTTGCGGTAAGGGGTTTGGGGGTGAACGGGAAAACCGCTCCAATCAATGTCCTTGTCGGATTTAAAGTTAACGTGCCAGCCGTCCATGGGGGTGGGCGGGGTGATCACGTCACCAGTGTCAGGGTCGTAGACGCCATCGTCGTTATAGATGACGCCAACGTCGTCAACTGCCCAATCGTGGGTGTAGTAGGACCACTGCTCTTCACCGTCAACAACACTCAGGACACCGACAGCAGTAGCAGCTTGTTTCCACACATCTTGGGAGGGGAAACGAAGGTAAGTAGTGTTCATAGGTTTTAGAGGGTTAATGCTTGTAGCGTAGCGTCAGGGAGTCGGACGGGGTAGTAGGTGAGGCG